ACTCCACCCAGTAGTGCGAAGGAATAATACAGGTTGTTTTATACTTGCAGCATACTTACCAATAGCAGTCTCTAGATCATATACTTGATAGTTTGTACTAATAGTCATAGTTATTCTCCAAGATTGTCAAATTCTTCTTGAGTATAAAGTTTAGTATAATCGATACCACCAGCAACCATATCCTCTAGTTTCATTTTTTTCATAAATGTTCTCAATTCTGCAGTAACAATCTGTGAACTATCCTTATACCTTTCACGTAATTCATTCATAGCAAGTAATCTATTATTCCAAACATCTGTTGCAGCTACATTTGCAGTTTCTACCCACTGCTTTGTATCATCTGCTTTAAGATATTCAACAGCATTACCATCAGCATCTTGACCGTTAGGATATTCTGTACGATATGTTTTAGGATCAACTGGCCACTTCATAGTGGTCACATCTTTAAAGAAATCAAGTGGTCTAGTAAACTCTTGTGGTTTCTTTATCAGTAATGATCTTAACTCTGCTCTATATTTCTTCCACTCATCCTTCTCACCAGTATAACTATCATCTATGTCAGGTAAAATTCTCCAATCACATGCCTGTAACATGTTTTCTTTCTGTCTTTTCTTCTTACCATAAGTTTGATCAAAGAATAATAGTTCTTCATCAACCTTATTGGTCATCTGGATAGTTTCTACTTCCTCGATCCACTTTAGTGAATCAAGAAACATAATTATATTGTTCCTAAACTCAAGTATTTCATCTTGACCTGGAGCAGTAAATTGATATGACTCATGATAATTTGATTTAGTTTCAAAACTATACTTCAATTTCCTACGTTGTGCAAAGCACGAATTATCAGTATAAAATATAACTGTTTCTAATTCATCCTTACCAGGATCATGCCAGTATGAACCAGCAACATCTGTTAAGAACTTTTCTTTCATACCAGTTTTAAAGGTATACTTCGGCACATGATATCTAACTATTTTAGTATTTGTGCTTGGTGCTGGAAGAAGGAATTGCTTATCGTGATATATTGCTACCTCATTGATGAAGTCAACTTCAAGCATTGATTCTCTTGTTACTACTGCCATCTATTTCTCTCCAGATTTAATATACCATCCTGTCAATATATATTTATCTTTGTCGCCACATAGTAATCCACCTCTATGTGTATGAGTAAAACCAGCAGGCCAAACAACTACAGTACCTTGTGTTGGTTTAATTCTTCTCTTTTGATATAGAAATTCGGTCTCCCCTCCATCATCCACATCATTTAAATATATCATCCATACTATTTCTCTTTGATGAAAATAGTATGATCCATTCTCGTGATGCCATACATGATACCCACCACCAGGTTTTGTTTTTTGTAACTTAATATCTGATGACAAGAAACCTATCTTCGCTAATACACTATAATAATCAATATAATGTGTGACACATGATTTAAGAAATTGATTGGTTTGTGTAGTCCAACCAGAATCAGTATAATTTAATAGAAATGATTCATCTTCACGATTATGCTTACCATTGTACATAGATTGACCATCCATGTACATTATTTCATTACTATGATCAGTTGCAACTGGCAGTACATCAGTAATTTGTGGATCTATCTTATCAGATAATTTCTGATCAAGCATAGCATCACCATATTTTATTATCTTATCACACCATGGTTTAGGTACAAAATTTGGCCATACTCCAATAAAGTCATCAAAAGATGCTTTAGTCAACTTATCATCCTTCATCAAGTTGAGAGGACGATAAGGTGTCAATTTTTCTGTCATAATTAAAATGCTTTAATAATATATTTTACTTTGTGGAATTTATTAACTAACTCAACTTTTCTATTAGGATGGAATGCTACATTAGGTGCAGGTAGTTTCGTACCCTTATTTAGGGTGAAAGTACCAGTGTTTAATTCAATATTCGCATCTGCTTGAGTGAATGTAACTGGTCTAGTTGTAGCAGCAGCAGTACCAAGTCCTTGCTTATGTCCTGCACCACCTACATTACCATAACCATAATCAGTTGTTGGATCTGTTAATGGGAAATCAGACAAGTAATGACTATGCTTCTCAACTGTTGAAGTTGTATCCTCAAGCATTATAGGTGGTTCGTATGGTGATATTCTAAATGTACTTGAATCTGTATCAATAGCAGCAACTACTTTAGCATTCCACACACTATATGGGAATGATTGATTTACCGAAGATTCTGTAGTAGTACCTGAAGTACCTGTTAGTAATCCCTGTGCTGCTGTCCTCTGTGAATAAACTGCACTTAAATTATTAGAATCTAAATTGGTAAAGTATTCATCTTTAACAGAGTCACCTGGATGTACCCACCATGTATTTGCTTTTAAAGTTGCACCTACATATCTATTATTATTCTCATTTATTGGTGCTATCATATCATCTATGATTTGTTCAAGAGAATCAATACTAGTACTGAATATTTTATCCCATTCTGTTTCGAAATTTGGCATCACAGATCCGAGAAACTGTAACCACTTGTCCCTTTGCTGATCTTTATACGCTTGTGATGAATCTCCAATATCTTCAGTGGAGCTAGGATCATTATAATACAGGTTGGAAGTGAGCCACGGATAGGATTCCGTTGGATATGCTACACGACCTAATTTATCACCTATCCAGTTGTTAACAGCACTCTCATTATTTTGGAAATTATACGGAGTATAACCAAATAATGCTTTCTGATCCCACGCAATTAAAGGTTCACCACCAAAAGCATCTGAAACAGCAGCAACATAAAAATGACTGTGTGCTGGTACATTTACCTGTACATCAGACAATGGTCCAACTGTTGCAGTAACATCACCAACAACCTCAAATTCTATATCTACAACAATATCTTCATTTGTTATAGTTCTTACTGTACCAAAGTTAAAAAAGTCACTGCTTATACCTGATGATCCACCTTCATCACCTACTATCTGCTGATATGGGTTAGGATCACCTGCAGTTACATCAACATCATCAACATACCAATATCCACCAATACCACCTGCTTCTCTAGCATTAAATGTTTTACTAGGATGTATTCCAGTATCTATTGGTAATATAGTTGATGATCCTTTATTACCATCTACCTGACCAGGACCAACCATCCTTCTATTTCTATAGTCTGGTACTCTGAACTTACCAGAATATACTTTACTAACGTTATTCCAGTTACCAAATGTAGCTGTATCATCAGTTGGTTTAGCATATATGTTACCAATAACATTCCACAGATCAGGGAAATCAGCAACATTATACTCTGAACCATCACAATCCAAATAACCAGGATACTTTGCATCTAATCTACCTTTAACAGTAGATCCTTTTAATTCACCATACTGTTTCATTGGATCTGCATCACTTGCATCAACAGGATCTTTAAGTATTGGTAGAACTGTACCAATAGCATATCCATCCTCTTTACTCTGTCTAATAACACCTTGACCACCGCCTGACATGTCAACAAATGCAGTCTTCTTGCTGTACCAACATCCCTTAAGTTCTGGAGGTGGTGGCACAACAGCATAGTTTGTAGCACCCCATGTAAATGGATTATTTGTACTACCAGTACCAACTGTTACAGTTGTTGTTTCTTGTCCTGATAAAGCACCAGAAGTTGTTATTTGTAATTGGAAAGAACTATTTGTATCAGGATCAAATGTTACTGGTCCCGATACAAATGCACCAAAATCAACAGATATCTTTGCAAAATTAGTAGCATTGATAGTAATAGGTCTATTGATACTTCCTACTGTTATTGGTACGATACTACTAACAACAACACTATTTGGAGCAGTATTTGTTAAACTTGATGGTGCTGTAAAGGAAGCATCAGTATCTGGTCCAGTATTCGTAGTAATAGTCCATGGTATTATCTCTCTAGTACCTACCTTAATGGTAGTAGAAACCACACCACTAAATGTAGCACTAGATTTATTTCTTATTTGTATCTTATCACCAAGTACTACTGATGCAGGGAATATTCCCCAACTAGACCACGAACCATCATGTTGTATTCTAACACCTGGTGCTGAACCAGTTGTAGCTATTAAGGTAACATCAACTGATACATCAGTACCGAGTTCAGTAATACCACTAGGAGGTTGTTGATCAGATTCAATCAAGAAATCTTCTACCTGATTAACTTTATTGGAAAATACAAAAGAACCAGGAGTTTCTGATGGTAAATCACCTGTCTCAACTCTCCATGGAACTGCAGCATTACCAGCACCACTACCAATGGTAACTTGATTTGTAATAGCAGTATTAGCAGTTGGTGATGATGTCACCATTAACTGTATCCATTTACCATTATTAATAGTAGGATTAGTTGAAGAATCAACAAATGTTACTCCAGATAATACACTAAACCCATCATCATTTGTACTATAAGCACCAGTAGTTGATATACCAATCTTTGCACCATTATCAGTAGATACTACTCCAAAATCAGACATACCCTGAATCTGTACTATATTACTATAAACATCAGTATCTAATGGTTGATCTTCTAAAATACCATAATCTGGTTCTGGATTAGGGTAATTTGGTGGTGGAACTTTAGTATTAATAGTCCACTTCTCTGTCCTTGTACCAACTCTTAAATCAGCATAATAACTCAACCCTCCATTAGGGTTAGACTTTAATCTTAATTGTAATTGATCAGTATTTGATACCAACCATCCACTTGGTATAGCCCAAGAACTCCACGCAGTTTCACCTTGACTTACTCTCTTACGTCTTAATGCTACATCACTAGCAGTTGGATTTATATGTGAAGATGTTAATGCTACTCCAACTTCTGTATCAGCAGTCAGACCAGAAACAGTAACAACAGTTTCTCCTACCCTATTACCATCAGCATATGTGTAAAGAGTATCTGGATCTGCATCATCTAATGTTGTGAATGGAAATGGATTTGGAGCAAAGTCTGCAGGAACTGTGCTGATATACCATACAGTAGTTTGTGAACCAATTTGAACATTTACAGTTGCAGTACTATCCCACGCTGAAGGTGCTTGAAACCTAAAACGAACGGTCTGTCCCTCGGTGACATATACTGGTGAATTTCCAAATTGATACGTAGTCATTTCTTATCTATTAGTATCATAGCTATTTATGGTCATATTTCCTGAACATCCCGCCAGGTACCATCCCCATTAATTTCAACTTTAATTGGAGCATCTGCTTTGATTTCAACTGGTATATCAATATCATCAACCAACAATGCACTTGTTGTTACAACTGGTGATATTACTGGTTCTTCTTCTTTTTCTAAATCAGTTGATGGTGGAATAGTAATAAGATCAGGCATATCATCTTGTGCTACAGGAATTACAGCACTTTGAGCACTATCAGTAGTAACTCCATTGCTTGCCGAAATTGTATACTGCACTGCATTTAATGTTGGATCAAATACACCATCATAATCAGTCCAAGTAATTGTGTCTGTTACAGTACCACTTTGGTTTACAGGAAGAGATGTTGTCAACATTTGAGTCTGGGTATTATCAATAGTATAATACCTGTATAAATTGACAGTATTAGCATTCGAACTACTATAATTTATTGTTACATTATTTCCATATGGTAATGGATTTGGTGAAGCAGTAATACTAGCAGATGGTGGTGGTAAAACATTAAGAGTAACTTGAGCACTATCACTACCACCAGATCCACTAACACTAATAGTATATGTGGTTGTAGATGTTGGACTTACTGTAGTAGTTGAACTTAATGGTACTGACCCAACACCTTGGTTAATAGTAGCAGAACTAGCATCTCCACTTGTACTCCACGACAATGTTGCACTACCTCCTTGAGCAATAGTGGTTGGTGACACCGATATATTAACATTGGGTGGAACATAAACCGTTACAGTTGTAGTAGCAGTTGCACTAGTTCCACCATATCCACCAAGATTTATAACATATGTTGTAGTTGTACTAGGATAAACAACTTTAGAACCACTGCTTACTGGCGATAGAGTATATCCTATTGTTGGTATTGTACCAGATATAGCATCTTGTGTATTCCACGACAATGTAGAAGATTGTCCTTGTATTATTGAAGTTGGATTTCTAGTGAAAGAAACAGTTGGTGTATCATACGTACACCCTTGGTTAACATTAGCATTGGGATTATAGTTGTTGGCATTACCATCCATGCAACCATATATGTTGTATGTACATGATCCATCATCATAATATGCATTAGGGTCGTGGTTAGTGGCAGCAGGATCTGTACACCCATAATTATATGTACAAGATCCATCATCTACTGTTGCACTATAATTAGTATTATTTGCATTAGGATCAGTACAACCATAAATGGGACAACCACCATATGACATGTTTGTATGCCTTCCATAGGAAGCAACTGCTGATCTTTCACTAGCACCACCGTAATAAATGAATGTAAAAAGGGACGTGTAGTATGTACTTGTTGAAGCAGAGCTACCATACACAGGCATGTTGTTTGGATTAGTAAAGGTACCTTTCCAATATCCAGCACCACCAGCTTCAGCATACCTACCAAAGAAATACATGTACCAATTGCTTATCTCATCATAAACCCAGTCGCTACCATCAGGAAACCAATAAGTATTTGGTTGGCAGTTGTTAGGGTTGCCATGAGCAAAAAAGTGACCTGAAGAAAATCCCATTTGATATCTTTGTTAAAATTTGATTATATAATGAACCATAACAAATGGTGTTACTACTTGATTTAGAACATCCAAATTTGATATATCTACATCGATATATGATTGCATCTCATCCAAATTAACTTGTGTAGTACTATATTTGTA